CAGTATCAACAGTCACATTTGACAGCTCGTTCGATTTCACAAAATACTGTGACTGCGAAGCAGCATCGTCAACCGTGTACGTCGGACCGTTGTTTTGTGTCACACTGACACGGTTAAAAATGTTTTGGTCGTTGTACGAAGACTCAAACGATGTGTAAGGGAGCTCGTCGCCGGCGTCACCGTAGGTGCGTTGGGAAACGTTCTGTGCTGTTGACGTTAACTGGCGGCCCAAAAAGCGGACTTGTCCGGCAGCGTTAACAAACAGTCTGCCCTGCTCAGCGGTTTCAACTTCTTGGATTGCTGACAGAACCGTTTTGCCTTCAATGTTTATGCCGGAAAGGTTGGCTGCACCCAAGTTGATGTCTTGTGCGTCGCTCATCCATTCGGCAAGACCCAAAATGGTGGGAATACGGTTACCAGGAACGTCCCCCGCGCCGTAAGTTCCGATACCAACATTGTAGGTGTCTTGCACCTCTGTAGAATTAAAAACGCCGTTGTATGTGGTGACCTCATCAATGGTGCCAATAAACCTTCTCGGGTTACCTGTTTTTAAGCGTCTTCCGTAACCCAACATTTCTTCAAGAAACTCTGAATGTAATTTGTTTGAAGCCACCGACGAAGAAAGGTCGGCCACAACACCATCAATGTAGATAAGAGAAACCGGCGTCAATGATGGGTTTCTAACAAACAAAATATGATGTGGTTTGCCGTCGTTAATAATGTTTGAGTATGTATCAAGAGTGGTAGCCGAAAACGACTGGTCAGAGTAATAATGTAAAAGGCGTCCGACTCCACCGGAGACAGACATAATTAGAGTTGATGACGCCGTTTCAGGACCAAACTCTGCGATCCCATACCTTTGGTCAGCAGTTTCGGAAGATGACAGCCAACAACTGAACGAGCCGCTAATCTGTGAACCACTCACGTTGAACTCTGTGAGTCCACCAATGTAAAACCCTAAATGCTTCGTTCCATCAAACGCAGCAGCAGTATTCGAGTCGTTAACCAGTAACCCGGCCGTCGACGTTGATGTTGTAACGCCAGAACTGTTCGACCATGTGCCGCTCAATGAGCCTTCCGGGTAGCTGAATGCTTTAGAAGAACCATCAGCATCATCCAACCGGAACCAACGGGTTGTCCCCAGATTTTTTAGCCACCATGATTCCAACGCCTCAAGTTTCAGTAGGTTCAAAACTTTGAAAGCATCAGACGCGGTCACCGTAACTGTGGAAGCGAACTGCATCAAATATGTTTGCGGCCAACCATCAACCCAACCAAAAAACAGGGGAGTGGTAGCACCGCCAGCATAACTAGCCAAAATCCGTAACGGACGGTTAGGGGTCAGGCTGCCGAAGTAAGGTCCGGAATCGTGCTCAGGATCAAACCGGCGGTCATCGTTCTTAAAAACAACGGTGGCTGACCCGGTAGTGAAAGTGTCCAACTCTGTGGACCTGCCCCGATTAGTGGAAACCTCTTGCACATACTCAGTCACATCCGTCCACACAATCGACGCGAGAGTGGACCCGAGCGGGACAGTACCTGCACCGGCCGAAGTTGAGAACCCGACCTGAACGGTCATGGTCGTTGTGTCAAAAAGGGTGACGGTCATGCTGCACGCCAGCCGGTACCCTGGCGGCGTTCCGCCGCAGCAATAGCGTCAATAATCGCAGCACCCACCGCAGCCTTATCAGCCGTAGCAGAAACATTCACATTAATGTTGTAAACCGCACCGCCGCCAACACCGTCACCGGCAAATAAACCGCGCTGCTGCTTGCGGTTCAAAACCATTTCACCATCATGCAACAATGCTAAACCGGCACCACCAGCACCCGACGCCGTGAACATGCCACCGTCAGCGAAATGTGGCAACCTCGGGGCCTCAATTGTGTTATTGCCGATGACGGGCACCCACCACGGCACCTTCCACCGGAGGCTCCCAATCGTGTTGTTCCACGCATCCGAAATGAAGTTAAACGCAGTCCGAAACGGTGCCGCAATCCCATCAGCAATATTAGAAAACACGCCACCAATAATGTCACGGGCAGACTGAAAAGCCCCCCACAACGCCTCGACACCGCCCTTGATCCAACCGAACACGGTAGAGATCCCAATCCACGCAAGATAAATTGCGATGCTGATGCCGTTCCACACCCCCTGAATAATAAGCCAAAGAATGCCAAACCCCGGGATCAATATTTCAAAGATGAAACCGTAGATGGCGTCCCAAATGGGTTTAATAACACTGTTCCAAGCCCAACCGATTACGACGGCAATGCCTTTAAACACTGCTGCTACTGCGCCCCAAAAACCTTTAAACACTGGTATCAACTGGGTTTCAACGAACGACCAGATGGCATCCCAAATGGGTTTAATAAAATCCCAAGCCGCCGAAACAAAACCTTGAATGTCTTCCCAAATCCAATCCCAGTTTTCCCACAACCATTTAGCGATACCAACAAAAGCAACAATGCTCGCAATCATCGGCAAAAAGATTACGGCCACAGCCACCAGCGCCGGATGCTTTCTAATCTTCGTCCAAATCTTATCCCAGTTGATCCACATCCAAATCATTGCAGCGATGACCACCGCAATGGCAGCAACAACAGCAATGATGGGTGCGGCTGCCACAACCGTTGCCGCTGCCCCAGCGATAGCCGACGCAACATAAAGGCCCATCGCAGCAACCAGAGCACCACCAACAACAATGGCAAGAATCTTCGCTTGGCCCTGGTTTTCCTCAAAATGCTTCGCCAACTTCTCAAGAACAGGCGCAACCTTCCCACCAATCTCCAACAACATGACGGCAGCGAACGCCTTGAACTTGTCAATAATAGGCCCCAAACCTTTGTTCATCTGATCAAACGCCACATCGGTGGCACCCGCGGAAAAACTCATCTCCTCAAGATTGCTGGTAAATACTTCGGTGCCCTTACCGGTCAACGCCAAAGCGGCCCCACCGGCCTCAACAGACCCAAACAGATCGTTAATACCAACATTAGTTTTCCCGGCATGCTCCTCCAACAGTTGCAAAGCGCTCTGAGTGTTACCACCCTCCGCCACGAACTGCTTGAAAGACTTGCCAGCAATCTTCTCAAACGTGTCAGCAGTCTCACCGCCAGCCTTCGACAACTCAACAAACAACTGGCGCAACTGGGTAGTAGCCACAGACGTAGGAATACCCTGAGAGGTCATCGCCGCCAAACCTGCGGTCACATCAGAAAACTTCACACCCAAAGCCGCAGCAACAGGGTTGACTTGGAACAACGCTTTCGACATTTCCTCAAACGTCGTTTTACCCAAACGCACAGCAGTGAACATTAAATCCGAAGCCTGCGTGGCGTTAACACTCTCAGCGCCATAAGCGTTCATCACCGACGTAATACCGTCCACAGCTGTGGTCAGGTCGGTGACACCACCCTTAGCGGCCTTCTGTGCAACCTCCAAAAACTCGAACACATTGTTCGCTGGCACACCAGCAGACAACGCCTGATATAAAGCGGGAACAACCTTGTCAGGAAGCACACCGAACTCTGTTGAAAACTTTTTGACATCCTTCGTCATGGCATCCGTGAACTGTTGCGTTGCGCCAGGAAGCAACGTGAACACTTCGTTCATTGACCGTTCAAAATCAACGAACGCCACAGTACCAGCAATAGCAGCACCGATAACAGCAACACCGGCGGCCATACCCAGTTTTTTGATGTTGGCGGACATCTGCTTTTGTGTGTCACCAACAGCACCCGACAGCTTCGCCATCTCCCGTTGGGCCTGCTCAACACCCTTCTTATCGAAGCTGGTTGTGATCGGAATCTTAACAGCCACGATAACTCACTTCCTTTTGTACTCGTCGTTAAACGCACGCTGATAGTCGTTAATGATTAGGACTACCGCCGCACGCACTTTGGTGTCACCGTTCGCGTCATCAAATGCACGCCAGATCAGTCGACCAGGTTTGCCGTGAACACGTGTAACCGCTTTGGTGAACGAATTGTTTGAAGGCCCGTCACCAATGAACTCTAACGATGCACCGGCGGCAGACTCGTTTCGGATGGACCACGAATCTTTCGTGAACGAACCGGTAACACGCCGTCCACCTTTCTTGACTTTAATCCCTGAACGTGCCAGAGAATCATTCCAGAAAGGCAAACGGCTAGGTTGGTACCGTAATCCTTGGCCACCATAGTTCCATCCAGACAACGGCTGATCGGGAACAAAAGCTTTAGCCTTATTGGCGATAGGTTTAAGCACAAACATGATTTCACGGTTCATCTCCTTCAAAAGCTCAGGGGAAAACCGTTTCATCTGTTGCACGAAAGTGTCGTAGCCGAGGATAGAAACCTGTACGTTGAACCCGTCCTTGTTTTCTAAAACATCCTCGACACTGAGCGCCATCGTTAACCCTTCCGTGCCTGTTCCTTCAACACCGCAACAATCGCCCAAAACACGTCCGGCGGTGTATCCAACAAATCGTTGGGCGCAATGCTGGTAGCAACAGCAACCTGCGCTACCAGCATTGTCATGCTTTCTCTAAAGGGACGCGCGCCTCTTCGCCAGCTTCAATGGAATCAATGTCATCCAACCATTCATCGAACGGTTTAACAATAATACCAGAGGTTTGCGACGCTTTCCACGCGGTCCAACACAACGCCTCAAACAAAGCGTTTTCACCAAACAACTGTGACATCGGCTTAGTGAACTGGCGTTCCGCAGCAACAATAACTTTTGGCGTGATGTTGACCTCATACGGCTCGCCCTGTGCAGGGACGACCCGAAGACGCATAAGGGCAGCCATAACTAGACCACAGCCTTAGTGATAGCACCATCAACAGGCCAAGTAATACTTGCAGATGCAAGCTCGCCAACCTGAGCATCCAACGGGGTCCACTCCGTGACGAGGGCGTTGAACGTGTACGACGGGTTAGTGGTACCAGCAACAGCCGTAGAAGGCTTAATGACAACCGCTGCGGTGGCACCCAAAAGCGGGTATAGTGTGGCTTCAACTGTGGCAGCAACAAAGTCTTGGTTGAAGTCGATCGCTACCGAAGAATCGGCAAGACCGGCAACACGCCGCTTTGCTGTTTCACCGAACGTGGTGGTTTCAATTTCTGCACGAGTGGTGTTTAAAGTCACCTTCGTGATGTGGGATGAAAGGTCAACGCCACCGATGGTGATGCTGGCATTTGTGATAACAATAGCCATGGCGGCTAGTCCTCCTGGTTAGGTGTTGCTTGTTTGACCGAAACGGTCTTGGGGTTAATGGGTAAAATGTGGCCGGCACCAATAAGATGCTCGACGCTGCATCCGTCTAAATCTTCGTCTGTGACGGTGTCGCCTGGTTTGTGGCCCGCAACATTCAGCGGACCAACGATCGTGTAAGTATTCAAAACAGCTCCTAAGCGTGAATGATTATGTTGAACTCGCAAGCGAGATAGGCTGCATCTCCAAGCGATATGGGTCTGATAGAAATCATGTCCGCTACTTTGAGTGTCGAACAGGCCCCACCCAATGTTGAGTCTGCTTCGATAGCAGCCCGAATCGACTGGTCACCGTCGTAGGACATCCAACCGTCCAGTTTAGTTTGAGCCGGACGGTCACCCATACGACCCGCAATCGCTGACACCATGAACAACCATTCGGACAAACCGCCACCCATAGCCCGGTGATATGTCACCGACTGTATTTGAATGACAGCCACTGGCGGGTTGATCTGTTCCGGCAAATGATCCGCAACCCGCAGGCCACTAACAGTATTAAGACGGGTAGTGAGACCCGCCTGAAGGGCAGACGCAGTACCAGCCATCAGGCCACAACCATTGTCCGATACGGGCGCAACATGCGCTCCACATCAGGGTCAATAGCACGAACAGTAATAGCACCAAGGTCACCGAAACCGGCAACACCCAACAACGAATCACCACGCTTCAAAAGGCGGCCAGCCAAAATGATGCAAGCCGACTTCACCGGCTCAGGCACCGAAGGCCACCCCCACTTAGCGGTAACCTCCACACCAGCAGGAGCAGACCTAGTCGGATAACTGACACCAATAGAACGAACAGACGTAACCGGTGCACCCTTCGTTAAAGCATTAACAGGCTCAGTCTGAAACTGTGCAGCAGTCAAAGTTGTTGCATACGTACCATCACCGGCAGTGTCAGTCTTAACAACCAGCCCTGTGGCCGAAGAAATATCGTCAACCCTCACATGCTCGGCAGACGGTGAAATGAAAATGCGGGCGGTAGCAGAACTGTCCGCATAAAAACGGCGATCACAATGCTGATCAATAACACGTGAAGCCTCCGAAATGCGGGCCTCCAACATTGTGTCATCAACACTGTCCGCAATGCGTAAAACACTTTTGAGGTCTGCAAGAGTGCAGTAGCCGTTAGTTATCGCCATCAGATTCTCCACACGCGGACATAGCCGCTAACAATTTTGGGAACTTTATGTGCAACCATCCACGCTGCAACCGCTGTAATCATGCGCTCATCAGCTCGTCAATCTCCGCCAAAACAGGAACCCAAAACTTGTTGAACACCACACGCTCGTCATACGTTTCGGCGTGTGCCCTGGCCGCCACCTTGCGGTCTACGTCTTTCGCCGTGCCGTAAGCGTCCTCGAGTTGTTCAACAATTGAGTGAACTAGCGGTGTGCAAAACCACGAGTTTTGCGCAACATCCCAATCAGGCTGAACAGACACCAAATAGCCGAACCCTTCAACCAACTCAGGTTGCGCCGTAAAATTAGAAACAATAGAAGGCACACCGCAAGCGGCAGCCTCAATAACAGGAACACCAAACCCCTCACCACGAGAAGCAGCAAGGTTCACATCCAAAGCATTCATCAAACCGGCCAAAACAAAAGCGGGCAGCCCTGCGTAGTACGCCCACTGGTCGGTCCAAATGATGCGTTCCTCAGGCATACCGCAAGCGGCAGCCAACTTCGTGAGATCCGCACCACCATGAGCGCCACGCTTCTCTGTATGTAAGTAAACGAACACATCATCATGTTTGGCCATGAACTGGCCGAGAGCTAAAAAGTTCTCGCCCCACGCTTTACGCATCGGGGCGGTGCCCTTGTTGGCGGCAACAATACCGACAACAAAAGCGTCATCGGGAAGGTTCAACATTTGGCGGCCCGTCTGACCGTCCACTGTTGCGCCAGGTTTAAATGTCTTTGTGTTCACACCGTGAGGAATATACCGGTTGTCGATGCCTGCTTGGTCCAACATTTTGGCACCAAACTTTGCCATCGCAATCGGCAGCACCTTGTCACGGCGGCACCAATCCAAAACGGTTGGTGGTGCCGGTGTGTGATCTATCGGCACCCACGAGGCAACAACTTTCGCAGCATCAAACTTTGCTTCACCATACGCCCACACATCAAACAGGGTGATCAGTGCGGTCGGTGTTTTCGTTCGATCTGCCACATACTGAACATGCGCACCGATAACATCGGCAGAGTATTGGTGAAACCCTGTGGGAAGAACCTCTATGCCTTCCCATTCGGTGACGAAGCCTTGTGTGCCGTAGTTGTTTGAGAGCGTAATTTTGCGGCCGGTGGCTTTGATTTGGCGGGCGACTTGCGCGGTTTGGACACCGTAACCGGTTCCTGCACCAGCGAAGTTGGAATGCCAACAGATTCCGGCACGGGGAACGCCCGACCCGTTTGAAGCATCCATTCGGCCAGATACTCCGGAAGTTCTGTGTGACCGTTGCGAATCATTACCCACACGGCTGCCACCTTTACGTTTGCCCACGATAAAACTCCAGCCCGCATAATTGTTGAATGCCTGGTTGGTAGGTGGCGAACAGCGCGGGCACACCGTTCGCCACCAACCAGACAACGCCCGACTAGGAGAAACGACCGATCAGGCCGCGCCACCCTTGAAATACCAAACACCCTTACCATCAACAACGTTGCCGTCTCCACGCCACGTCACACGGAATGTGATGAGATCGTTAACGAAGCCGACACTGTCGTCGCGGGCAAAGTCAATACCGCGAACCTGACGAACCAGGTAAGCGGAAGACATGTCACCAAAGATGACGGAACGGGCCGAGGTTGCTGTAGCAACAACATCAGGGTTTTCATAAACCGGGTAACCCAACAACGTGTCAGGTTGACCAGTCTGAATACCCGGCGCCCAAAGATAAGCGTTGTTTGTATCCTTCAACTTGCGCACAACAGCCAAAGTGGACGAACGCATCTGGAACGATGCGCCACGACGACGGTAAGGCGACGGGCACAGGTAAACAAGGTCAATCAGGTTGTCCGCAGTAGGAACACCGGCAGTAGCGGTAGCACCAGTAATAGCCGAAGAAGCACCAGTAACAATGCCGGTAGGCTGAACAGTACCAGTACCCACAGTAAGAGCAGCATTGACAGCTGTACCCATACCAATAGAAGCCTGACGGGCCACGAACGAAAGCAGGTCAACGCCTGAATCTTCGACAACCTCACGGGAAAGCTGGAAAGTCGACGCATACTTGTATGCACCCAAAGTAACAAACGCGTTGAACGTCGGGTCCGACTCGGTAATAGCGGTACCTTCACCGATAATACCGGGGGCGGTGTAAGCGTTCGTGCTCGGAATCTGAAGATTCTCGCCACTGTTCGTGGTAAGAATATTCACAACACTCGGGTCAAGCATGGGACCTTGCACAACAAGGTGCTCTATGAGCGAATCATAGAACGATGTTGGGATCGGGGCGCCAGTAGAACCCTTAGTGACATCACGCTTATCGAACGAAAACGAGCGACGTTCGCCGGTAGCGATTTCACGAAGAATGTCACTGTCGTTCTTTTCCGCAACGGCAACGGTGCGAACACCGAAATCGGAAGGAACGCCAAGCGCTGCACGTGACTCGTCGATAGCACGCTCACGTGCTTCGACAGTAAGAATGCTGGTACGACGCTCATCAAGGGCGTCGATGTCTTCATTCATTTTGTTGAACTGTTCTGACTCTTCGCCAGACAGATCACGGTTCTCAGATTCGGCGTTATCAAGAAGGGACTTTGCTTGTTCCCACGCTTGAGCGCGCTTCACACTGAGACGATTAACGAGTTCTTCACTCATGTAAGTCTCCTAAAATATTGGGGGGTTTATTAAGTAGGTGGTGGCCTGTACCGGTGGTGACGCAAGCGTTCCGGGCGGTGGCTCCGAACTACAGGTTTTCGGCTTAACGTTTGGCGTTAAGTTCGAATATTTGGCGGGCAAGCCTCACCGGAAGACCACGATCTTCGGCGGGCGCCTCAACAACAGACTCATCAACAGGCTCTTCAATGGTGCGAACCTCTGCACCTTCAGTGGCGGCGTAAGCGGGGAAACCGGTCACTACCGAAACCTCATGCAAAATGGCTTCACGAACTTCACGGGAACCACGATTCTCAGACCACGAATCGCCACCAGACGGCACCGAAAAACCGAACGACATGGAATGGACGTCGCCCCGTTGCATCAATACCGACAGGTCACGACCATACGAAGTGTCAGGCAACTCGGCCTCAACAAACAGACCACGCTCATCCTCAGACAAAGTCAAAGTGCCAGACTTCGTAGAAGCCAACACCTGATCGGTATTGTGATTCAGAAACATTCGCTTCTCAGAACCAGTGTTCAAAGACCGACGAAACGCACCTGGTGCGATTCTTTCAATAAAAGGCAACGGCTCCGACGGCGAATTGAAAACGGCGGCGTAACCGGCAAAACGCATAGGCATCTCAGCGCCAACATCAACAGCACGCAACTGTAAGCCGTCAACCTCAACAGTGCGGAACTCGACATCACGACCGCCAACACGGCGGTTCTCAATTTCGATAGCAGCGTAACGAACAATAGCAGGTTCAGTCATGGGTTCTTCCATTGGTTCAGCACCCGAAACCTGCGTTTCCGGATTGGCGGTTTCATTCAACATCTCAACAAACCTCGTAATCATTTCGGCGGATCGGCGTCAACACCGACAGGCGGAAGGTCAACACCAGGACCAGCCATAGGTGAACCAGGCAACGCCATCACAAACTCGTTGCCACCCTCATAAGGCTCTTTACCTTCCTCAGCACGAGCCTCATTAGGTGTCATAATCCCCGAAGAAATAGCGACCTGATAGCCGCGTAAACGTTCGATCGTGTTAGCACGCAAAAACTCGGAAGTATCAAACTTTAATGTGTCATCCGCCGGCATAAGCGCCGACAATGCACGCTCAATCCGAACAAGCCACGGAAGAAGAGTGTAAGTAACAAAGTGCATACCAGCAGACTCATTGTTCTGATACGTCTGAGAATCGCCGC